ATCGGTGACGCCACGCTGTATCTAGGCGACTGCCTTGAGATCCTGCCGACCTTGGGCAAGGTGGATGCTGTGGTGACTGATCCGCCTTATGGGATCAATTACGGAAAGCTGATGGAGGGGAAAGGCGACGGAAACGGTGGCCTAGATAAGAATCGATGGAAAGACTACGGGGCTTTCACTTGGGATAAATCTAGGCCCGCGCCAGAGACGTTTGATGCCATTCTAGCTGCTGGTGACGATGTTATCATTTGGGGTGGAAACTATTTCGCCGACATGCTCCCGCCGACCATGCGTTGGCTGGTTTGGGATAAGTGTCAGAAGTTCTCATTGGCTGATTTTGAACTCGCATGGACCAGTCAGAACGCCGCTGGCCGGACGTTCCGATTCTCGCGACCTGAGGCGCTTCAAGATGGGCGGCACCACCCAACTCAAAAGCCCATCCAGCTTATGCAGTGGTGTTTGGATTTTGTCCCAAAAGCAAAAACCATCCTCGACCCCTTCATGGGCAGCGGCACCACAGGCGTAGCGTGTGCCAACCTTGGCCGTAAGTTCATCGGCATTGAGCTAGAGCCGAAATACTTCGACATTGCCTGTAGGCGCATTGATCAGGCATACAAGCAGCCGCGTCTGTTCGCGGAACCGGTTGCGAAAGTGAAGCAGGAGAGCATGCTATGACCGTTCAATTCGTTCCGATGTACGACGACCTAGATATGGCGTGGCTATACTACGCTCAAGGCTGGCTGAAGATCGTGCAACTGTGGGGGAATCATGGCCACTGGTCATGGCTGGCTGTGAGGTTAGCATGATCCGCGAACACGCGAAAATCGAATATGAAGCCGTCTGCGATAAATGCGGCACCGGCCTGTCGACGGTGGCGCTCAATAAGGCGGCTCTCAGCCGGTTCGCTGCGGCCGCGCGCTGGCTGGAGCCGGAACCCGGCGTATTTACGTGCCGGCGGTGTCAGGTGTTGGAGCAGCCGGGAACCCCATAACTTACGCAATTGACACACGGGCATAACGGATTTACTATCTCCGTTTATGAACGCAGGGCGCCGCGCGGAACGGATCGTTGACGACGGCCCGACAGAAATCGACCTGTCGGATGATCCTGCTGTTCTCGATTTCACAGCCGATATCGACGGCGCGACAGTCAGCGACACGCCAGACGGCGGCGCGGTCATCGATTTCTCCAGCCGGTTAATCACCGACAGCGACCCATCCCGCGACCACGGCGCCAATCTGGCCGAGCACATGGCGGAACGCGACCTCAATTCCGTGGCCGAACGGCTGGTCGAGGCGGTCGGCGAGGACAAAAACAGCCGGCAGGACTGGGAAGGCCAGCTTGCGGAAGGCATGAAGCTGCTGGGGCTCAAGATCGAGGACCGGCAGTTTCCGTTCAAGGGCGCCTCCGGGGCGGTCGACCCGCTGCTGATGGAAGCCATCCTGCGCGGGACGGCCAACGCCAATGCCGAGCTCATCCCGCCATCCGGGCCCGTCAAAACCCAACTCATAGGGTATTCGGATACCGCACGCGAGGACAAGGCCCGGCGCGTCAAGGATTGGATGAACCTCTACCTCACCAAGCTGGCGCCGGAATATTATCCTGACTATGCGCAGATGCTGTTCTGGTGGTATTTTGCGGGCAGCACGTTCAAGAAGGTCTACCAGCACCCGATCCTGAGACGTCCGGTCAGCCCGTTCATCCGCGCCGATCAATTCGTCGTCTCCTACGACACCAAATCCCTTTACGACTGCCCGCGCATGACGCAGATCAGCACGATGTCGCGCCGGCAGGTCCGCGGCCTGCAACTCAGCGGGTTCTGGCGGGATATCGAACTCATCGACAGCGGGCCGGACGTCCAGCAATCCGTGCTTGAGGCCGCGATCGATCAGGCATCCGGCCAGTACAACCCGAATAACCAGTCGCTTTACAACGGCGACGAAGATTTCACGTTCTACGAAAGCCATGTCGACCTGGACCTGAAGGGTTACGAGCACCGGATCGAAGGCGCGCATGTGCCGTCCGGACTGCCGCTCCCCTACCGGATCACCATGGACCCGGAAACCAACAAGATCCTCGCCATCTACCGGAACTGGAAACAGGGCGATCCGGCGTTCCAGAAAAAGCAGCAGTTTGTCCATTACAAGCTGCTGCAGGGCCCCGGCTTCTATGGCCTCGGCATGTGCCACGTGCTCGGCAATTCGACGAAAACGGCAACATCGCTGACCCGTCAGATCATTGACGCGAATACCCTCAATATGTTCCCGGGCGGCCTGAAGCAGAAGGGCCTGCGGATGGAGGAAAACAGCCTGATGATCGGGCCGTGCCAGTTCGTCGAGATCGACACGGCCGGCATGCCGATCAACCAGGCGTTCATGGCGATGCCGTACAAGGAAGTCTCGCCGGTTTCGCTGGCGACGCTCCAGCATACGCAGGAAAACGGACGCCGCCTGTCCGGCGCCACCGAAATCGCGGTCGGAGACGGCAGGCAGGACGCGCCGGTCGGCACCACGCTGGCGCTGCTCGAGGCGGCGAACAAGATCGAAACCCAGATGATCAAGTTCGGTCATCAGGCGCTCAAGGAAGAACTGGCGCTGCTGAAAGCCGAATTCGGCGCGAATCTGCCGGAGGAACCCTATCCGTTCCCGGTCCGCGGCGGCATGTCGACGATCATGCGCGGGGATTTCAGCGACGAAATCGACGTCATCCCGGTGTCCGATCCAAACATCACATCGTCGTCGCAGCGGATGGTCACGGCCCAGGCCAAGCTTACGATGGGCCTGCAGGCGCCGCCGGGCTCGCATAACATCCCGCTGCTGTACCGACAGGTCTATGAAGCGATGGGCATGCCCGACGACCAGATCAACGCCATCATGCCGCCGCCGCAGCAGGCGCAGCCGCTGGACCCGTTGACCGAGAATATGAATGCCATGCAGAACCAGCCGCTGAAAGCCGGGCTGGCGCAGGACCACCAAGCCCATATCGAGGTCCATAAGCTGATCGGCGACATGCCGGCCATGCAGGCGCATATCGCGGAACATCTGGCGCTGAAGATGCGCGTCGACGTCGAGCGCGTGCTGGGCACCCAGTTGCCACCGCCGGGCGCGCAGTTGCCGCCGGAAATCGAGAACCAGATTGCCGTCATGGTCGCGCAGGCCGTCAAGATGCTGGAAGCCGAGCGCGGCGGACCCGAGCCGACGGCCGCGCAGATCGCGATGCAGGATCTGCAGAACAAGGCCAAAAAGGTGGACGGCGAAATCGCGGTCGGCATGGCCAAGGTCGATGTTTCGCGCGAGAAGATCGCCGTCGACGCCCAGACCGATGCGCTGGACCGTGAATCCAAGGAAGAGATTGAACTCGTTCGGGCGGCGGCCAATATCGCTGACAACCAGAATCCGGATGTCGGGTATGTCCGGGATGTCGTTAACGAAGGCCGGAAACAGACCGGCGTTTAAAGGAGAGTGTCATGGCTATGAAGGATCTTGGTGCCGGCCAGCGCGCGAGTGCGCGGGCCCTCATGCCGGAAGTGGCGCAGATTGTGAAGCCGACCGCGCCCGCGATGGGCCCGCGATCGATGGTCACGGCACCCGGCACGGTGCGGAATTATGCGAAGGGCGGGGCTGTTCATTCGGACGTCAAGCAGGACAAGGCGATGGTTCGTGGCATGGTGAAGCCGTCGGCGCTGAAAAAGGCCGGTGGTGGCGCGGTCGCGCGTGCGAACGCTCCGCGTGGCTCGGATGCCGGGACTGCGGTGCTGCATAAGGCCGGCGGCGGCGCTGTCGCCCGCGCCAATGCGGCGCCTGGCAGTTCGGCGGGGACATCTGTGATGCATAAGAAATCTGGCGGCAAGTGCATGGCTGCCGGCGGCACCAGCGGTCTCGGGAGGGGTAAGGCAGCCGGCGCACCGAAGCCGGCACCGCGCACCCCCAGTGCCGGGATGAAGCCTGCGTCGTTGAAAATGGCTGCGGGTGGCGTGGCCAAGCAGAGAAAATCTGTGTCAAATTCACAGGGAAAGCCCAATCCGTTGCCGAAGCCGCCGACGATCCCAAAGAATATGACGCCGCCGCGTAAACGGAGGTAGGGGATGGCGATCCGCGAAGAAGGCGCTGAGTTTTCGCCGCCATCCAAAGAGGCGGTTGCTGGCCGTATCGGCTGGGGTGCTGACAAAATGGCCGAATTTCTGTCGATCTACCGCCAGAAGGACGGCCTAAGTCAGTCTGCGACGGAAGGCGGCACGCCATATCTGTATGCGGCGTCGATTGGCTTCGACGAAGCGTCACTGTGGTCGGAACTGGCCTGCGATATTCAGCGATCTATCGAAAACTCAGGCACTAAAAAGCCGATCATTGTCTGGCGTGAGCGCCCGCAGGCTTCGGCGCATATGTCTGAGCGTCACCGTTCTGGCGCATGCAAAAAAGTGTGGGCGCGGTTTGCTGTCGAGGAAGATGGAGGCGGCAATCCCGAGCAAATCTAAGGCCCAAGCCCGCACCATGGCCGCCGCCGCCCATTCACCGAAGTGGGCGAAACGATTGGGAATCCCGCAAAAGGTTGCGCGTGAATTCAATCGCGCGGATGCCAAAACCGGGATTTTGAAGGGTAAGAAGAAATGACAGAACCCTACGGTGACGGTGCGGTCGATATCGGCATTTCCAAGCACGCGCGGGTATCGATGGCGTCCTATGTCGAGGCAACGCCGAAGGAACATCTGGGCTTGCTGATTGCGCTGGCCGAGCGCAAATTGCGCGGGGGTTCACGGTCAATGGAGGAAATTCTCAAGGAGGGTAAATGAGCGCGGAGGAAATGCGCCGCCGGACGGTCAGCCGTCTGGAGACGCACAGGGACAGGGAAATGGATAAGCTGCGCCGGTTGCGCCATGGCCCCGGCCAGGTCGTGCAGGGCGAGAAAGGCATGACGGCCGTGCCGCCGGTGACGATCGAATATATCGGCGTCACGCATTGCGAGATCGTGGCATCGGTGGAAGCCATTGAGAAAGCGATAGAGATTATCAACGACACGTACAGGGTGCTCACGTCGCCGGCCTCGTTGCCGGAGGAAGAGCAGGAACCGCAACAGCAAGAGAGGATATATTGATGGGGGTAAATACGAACGGGGCGGCGTCGCTGCCAAACGGGCCGGCAATGCCATTGAGCTATATCGAGCCGGATGAAGAGATCGAGGCGCAGACGCTGATCGACGAGCAGATTCGCGAGATTACCGGCGACGTGCTGCACTTGCGGCCGTGCGGCTACCAGATCGCGGTCAAAATTTACGTGCGGCCGGAGGAATACAAGACGATCAAACGCGACGACGGCACGGAAGCAACGATTTACCTGCCGGATCAAGCGGCTGCGCGCGACCGCTACACGTCGGTGGCGGCGCTGGTGGTGGCGGTCGGGCCGGATGCCTACAAGGGCACGCACGCCGACGGCACGCCCCGCTACGTCAGCCCGTGGTGCAAGGTCGGCGATTGGGTGGTGATCCCGCGCTATGAGTGCTTCCAGATCACGTACCGGGAATCGGTCGCGGTCGGCATCATCGCGGACGACAAGATCATGGCCGTCATCAAGGATCCGAATGACGTGATGGCTGCCAATGTGACGGACAGGATGTGAGGTAGCAAATGAATATCATGGACGGCGAGAAGGACACCACAATTGATGCCGGCGACGACGAGAACCTGCCGGTAGAGGTCGAGCTTTCAGACGAGGACCTATCGACAGCGGATTCCGTTGCCGATGAGGACGCGACAGCCAAGGCCGAAGCCGCCAAAGCCACGGCAGCCGCAGCCGCTGCGACGGACAAGCAGAGAAACCGCGTCCCGGCGAACAAGCGCATCAACACGCTGACCCGCGAACGACAGGAAGCGCTGGAATACGCGCAGAAGCTGGAAGCCGAGCGCGACGAATGGCGGCAGAAGGCGACACAGAACGAACAGCGTGCCAGCCAGTCCGATCGGGCGGCGTTCGTCAATTATGAGCGTGCCGTCGAGGTGAGCCTCAATGCCGCCAAGCGGGCGTATTCAGAAGCCGCGGCATCCGGCGACACGAACGCGATGACGGAAGCCAATCTTGAACTCAACAAATGGGCGACCGAAAAGAACGAGATCGATCGGTTCAAGGCCAAGCAGCCGAAACCGGAGGCCCAGCGGACCGAACAGCGCGGCGACCGCGTGCCGGAACAGCAGGAACGCCAGCAGCAACAGCAGCAACAGCAGCCGGCCATGGCGCCGGAGGCCCAGAAATGGGTTGCCGATACGACGTGGTTCAACCCGGAATCCGACGACTATGACCCGCTGCTGCACAAGGTCGCCGTCAGCTACGCCAATGTGATCGAGGCGGAATATATCGAGGCCGGCCGGGGCGACGAAATCGGCCGATCGGCGGAGTATTTCAAGGAAATCGAGGATTTCGTCCAATCGAAATACCCGGATCGGTTTGCCAACATCGTCGATCTGGAAAAACCCAACGACACCAAAATTCCAGCCATGAACGGCGGCCGACCGGATACGGCGCCGGCGACCCGGGCGAGCAATGGCGGCCTGTCGAACACGCCCAGCACGAAGGTCAGCCTGAGTGCCGACGAGAAGGACATGGTGCGCCGCTACATGACGCAGGGTCTGATCAAGGATCCAAAGACCGGCAAGCCCGTGAAGGATTTCGGCGAGGCCATGAAATCCTACGCGATCACCAAATGGAAAACCGAACAGTCCGACCGAGCTCGGCAGTAAGAAAGGACAACCACAATGCCACGTCAATCACGCCAGGCCCAGTCGCGCGGCGCGGAAACCCGTCGGGCGAACCACCGCGAAAGCCTGCAGAGCGTCTTTCAGAGCACCCTGCACATTCCGCAGCACGTCATTCCCAACGGCATGACCTATGCGTGGGTGCGTTCGGCATCCATGAACCAGCCGGACAACACGCACATTTCCAAGAAAATCCGCGCCGGCTGGTCGCCGGTCCCGCGCGATCGCCATCCCGATATGTTCCCGATGATCAACATTTCCGGCGTGATGCAGTCCAACGAAAGCATCATCGCGGAAGGCGGACTGATCCTCTGCGAAATGCCGACCAAGGATTTCCGGCGCCGCCGCGAGGAACTTGAATCCGAAAACCGGGTCGTCATGGAAGGCATCGCATGGCAGCAGGAAGGCCTGGGCGGGGCACCTACGTTCAACAATTCCGGCCGCGTCCAGTTTGAGCGCGTGACGGATAAACCGGAGTTCCAGGACTGACGAACGCTGTGCCGCGGTCCCTGTCCCCGCGGCGCTGGCGTCGGGGCCGTCGCTGCCCTAACCCTCCGGCGGCGGCCCCACCACTCTATAAAAAACCGCTTTACACGGTATAACGAATAGCGTAATCTACGCAGATAGGCCACCTGCAACAGGTGCCCTCGACGGCAACGTCGGACATGGTTTGGCTGGTTAACTTCCTCAGCCACGTCGCGCATAGCGCGGGAAATCGTCAGCGAACATCGCTTCACGAAAGGAAGTATAGCCATGTCCTATGGTACGAATCGCGGTAACGGCTGCAAGCCGGTCCGCTACCTCAATGGCAGCCCATGGAACGGCGCGCAGAACGGATATCCGATCGCGTCCGCCTATGCCACGGCTGTCTATCAGTATGATCCGGTCATTTCCCTGGCCGACGGTACGATCGGCATCGGCGTCGCGGGCAGCCCCGTGCGCGGTGTGTTCACCGGCGTCCAGTTCACCGACACGACCGGCACCCTGCAGAATTTGCCGTACTGGCCCGCCGCACAGGCGACCTTCAGTTCGGCCAACGCGACCGCCTTCATCGAGGATGACCCCAACCTGGTCATGACGATGCAGGAAACCAACGGCTCCGGCGCTGCCGGCACGGCCCTGGCGCTCACGGATGTCGGCCTGAACATCAACTTCTATGTCCAGGCAGGCGCCGCGCCGAGCTACATCAGCGGCACCACCATCAACAATGCGTCCGAAGCTACCGACGCGACGCTGAACCTGAAAATCATGGGCCTCGATCCCACCCCTGGGAATGTGGTCGGCTCGTATGCCAACTGGCTGGTTACGTGGAACACCCACGAACTGAAGTCCGTCGGCACGACGGGCGTGTAAGGAGGACATGAATCATGGCCATTAACACTACTGCCATCCGGTCCCTCCTGCGCCCCGGCCTCGCGGCGGTTTTCGGTGATTACCGAGACTTCCCGGCGGAATGGACCGAAGCATTCGAGAAGCACACTTCCGACATGCAGCAGGAAATCGAGGTCGAAACCAAACTCTTAGGCTTGGCGCAGATCAAGGCTGAAGGCGCTTCCACCGTCTATGACGACATGGGGCAGCGTTCGATCACCAATTACCTGCACCGCTACGTCGCCATCGGGTTCATCATCACCCGCCAGGCGATCAAGGACAACCTCTACAAGTCGGCGTTCCCGCTGCAGGCGAAGGCCCTGAAGTCGTCCATGGCACAGACCAAGGAAGTCCTCGGCGCCTCGATCTTCAACAACGGGTTCTCGACCTCCTACCCGATCGGCGACGGCAAGCCGGTCTACTCGACGACCCATCCGATCGACAACGGCACGGTGGCCAACACCTTCACCGTCCAGGCGGATCTCAACGAGACGTCGCTCGAACAGGCCATCATCGGCATCGCCAACTTCAAGGACGCCGCCGGCCTCCGGAAGCAGTTCAAGGTCACGAAATTGCTGGTCCCCAACGGCCTGCAGTTCACCGCGGACCGCATCCTCGGCTCGGCGTATCGCACCAACACCGCCAACAACGACATCTCTGCCGTCTACAATATGGGCAGCGTGCCGGGCGGCTGGTCGCTCAACCACTACTTCACCGACACGAATGCGTGGTTCCTGCAGACCGATTGCGATGGCGCCTTCAAGCACTACGAACGTGAAGCCCTCGAAACCGATATGTACACCGATCCGGATACCCAGTCGGTGAAAGTGTCGGCGATTGAGCGTTATAGTTTCGGCGTGAGTAATTTTAGGGGATCTTTCGCGTCCTCTGGCGCCACGTAGTCTTTATATCTGTTGCTAAACGGTTTTCCTTCGGTTATGATGCTCTGGTTTAGGCATCTAACCGGAGGAAAAGATGGAAAATCAATGCGTTGTTGAAGGTTGTGAGAGAAATGCGTTTTCGGTTGGACTGTGCGTCAAGCACTATCACCAGAACCGCCGCAAGGGTGGCCAGTTTGGCTCTTCTCGCGATCACGATCCTTTTTGCAAAGTCGAGGGTTGCGGCAGGCATTACAAAGCTTTGGGGTATTGCCAGCGCCACTATCTCAACTACCTCCGCTGCGGGAACCCGCTGGGTACGACGCGGCGGAATGAACGCGGTGCCCACACGCGTCACCCGCTCTACCACACATGGGCAAACATGCGACGCCGGTGCGAAGATCCGCACGAATATAGCTACAAGAATTATGGCGGCCGCGGCATCACGGTATGCGAACGCTGGAAAGACTTTTGGAATTTCGCGGACGATATGGGCCAGAAGCCGTCAAGGCTTCACTCTATCGACCGCATCGACGTAAACGGAAACTATGAGTCCGGCAACTGCCGGTGGGCGACGATAAAGGAGCAGTCCGAGAACAAGCGCAATACGCGACTCCGTGATGCCGATCGTGAGTTGATCACGAAATTGGTTAAGCAAGGGTGGACGCGGACGCTGATTTCGGAACGCCACGGGCTGGATCTTAAGGCGGTCCAGAATTTTGCGAAGGGCATCACCTATCAGCCTGACGCAAATGATTACGACGCGGTGCCGGCGCCAGTTGCCGACGAGGCGGAATTGAAGTTCAAGCCGGTCACGGCGTCGATATGCGAAGTCGATGGTTGCGATCGGATCGTGCAGACGGAAGGCTTGTGTCGGTTTCACTGGCGCCGGAAACACGAGAGTAAGACGCTGGCGCAGGTAGTTGATAAATTTGCGACACGTCAATGCAAGGGTTGCGGATGCGATTTGCCGGATCATGCTAGGCCCGACTTGTTGTTCTGTACGCTGACTTGCAAGATGAAGTTTTACCGGCGCGAAGGCTGTTATGCACCGGATAAGTTGCTGGAGAGCCGGGGCAAATGCACGGTTGAAGGCTGCGAAAAACCACAGCACGGCAAGCAGGTTTGCCGGGCGCACTATATGAAGAAGTGGCATGCCGATAAGGCGGCCGCAAAGCCAGGGTAAGGAGATCACAATGCCTTTCACTAACTTCGGCAACGGCGTTACCAGCTTCGGCATTCCGCTTGTTCCAGGCGTCCCGCTGCCGTTCACCGGTAACTACTACTGGGTCCAACAGCCCAGCGGCACGACCACGCAGGCAAGCCCGGGCGGTTCCGGCACGCTGGAAAGTCCGTTCACGGACATCAACACGGCGCTCGATGCCTGCACGGCCAACAACAACGACGTCATTCTGTTCAAGGGGACGATCTACATCGATGAGGCGATCGTCTGGGATAAGGCCCAGACGCACCTGATCGGCGTCAGTAATCCCTTGATGCGCGGCAAGCGCAGCCGGATTTCCATGGCGTCGGATGCGACGGTATTCAGCCCGTTCATTTCGGTGACGGCGGCCGGCTGCATGTTCATGAACATCGGCACGTTCTACGGTTTTGCGGACAACAGCGCGCAGGTTCTGTGGTCGGATACCGGCGGCCGCAACGGGTATTTCGGTTGCGAGTTCATGGGCTTCGGTGCCGATCTCGCGGCTGCCCATACCGGCAGCCGGGATTTCGTTCTCAGCGGCGATACCGGC